GTTTCCACACTAGTCTCCCATCTAACACGATTAATTATCAGCCAAGCTGATAATCTCTTGTGTCCTCTCTTAATTGCTTGAAGAGTAAACTTCTCAAACAATTCATAAACCTCTGGGTTTTTCTTATGCCAAGACCACCACTTGGCTTTTCTATCTTTGAAATACTCATTGGCTTGCTCATTTGTCATTATGGGCATTCTTCTTCCTCTTGTTTCTAGCAATCTTTTTAAAAGCCTCAATTGTTTCTTTCTTCCAAGTTCGGTTGCTACCCACTGTAGATTTCTTTATCTCAAAGTTTTTAATACTAGATAACTTTTTTAAATCGTAATTGATCATCACAACATCCCCTCTGGCTTTGGCAATGGAACTCTGACAAAAAAATTGTATTCAGTAAGTTCTTGGCATTGTTGCTTCCTTGCAAAAGGGTCAAGTTCTTGGTCTAAAGTGTGAGCCATATACAAACAATCCTCTTGTTCTTCAAAAGCAATCCTGTGAACATTTTGACCCTCACTAAGAACGTCTGGAATAGTTATCAGATAAAGGACATAAAAAAATGATGGAACTGTCATACCTCTAAACCCCTATATTCATCTAAAAGTTCTATATCACTTTTTTTAGGTATATTAAATTTGACTGTCACTGCTATGTGATCAGTGTGCTTATGCTCTGATATCGTTTGCCAATGTGACAAAGGACATTTTTCTAACCAATTATAAAATTCGGTTTCAATATTAAATTTCTTTTTCTCACTCATTTAGTAACTCCTTATATTGTGTGCAAAATTCAGCAACCCCACAGTAGTTTCCACTACACCTAGAGTTGTCACCTTTCCTATGATCAATGTAATAGTCAGCGATCTTGTAAGGATTTGGTTTTTGATTTTTGGATGGCTCATTTCTTTTCGTCACTATATGTTCTTTTGCATCCTCTTCATTGTCATATAGTCTAACGGCACTCTTTCTACCTTTTCTCATAACTGCCCATTTATCTGGTCTTGCCCATCTCTCAGCAGAACTGCAAAGTGAAACAACTTCATCAAAGTCAAATCCCTGTCTAGCCTCTTGATGTATGGACATTCTGTCCTCTACATAGCCTGTACGATCTTTTAAAGACCATAGAGGTATGTCTAAGACAACCATTGGGGTATTGGGGTAATCTGGCTTTAACGATGCCTCTCGCCTGTTCCAATCTCGCAGTATGGCACATATCTGAATGGTCTTAACAGGTATGCCTTTTTCTTTCTCTAGTAAGTAAGCATAAACATTTAACTGATTAACCCACTCTTGCTTATCGTATATGACAGACCAAACCGATGTTACTTTGTAGTCAGTAATTATTATTCCATCGTCTTCTACTTCGTATTGATCTATCGCACCAGATAATGTCCACCCTCTTACGTCCGAATATATACGTTCTTCTTTTACTACGTTCTTGCCTGTTGCCCCCTCAAGGACGGAGTGAACTGCCGTTCCAAATAATGCGAATACCATATCCATCGCATCAACTGATAAATCCTCTTTGTGCTTTTCTCTCATCAATAAAACACGAGGACTATCTATTAACTGCGTAACCGAAATATCCGAATCACCTTTCGTATATTTATCGTTACGAGCAAAGTTTACAAAAGCCTCTGGGAGACCATGCTTATTAGTAATCATCTTGTTAACCTATTTGTTTTTCTTTATAGTTATTAAAATTATTTATAAGGATAAGATATGTCATTGTCAATGCAAAAACCTAAAAAAGATATTTTTAATATTACTTTTACAGTTTTAGGAGAGCCATGTTCCAAAGCAAATCAGAGACAGTTAGTAAAAATTAAGGACAGAATTGTTCCAATAAAATCTAAAAAGGCACTAAACTACGTTAAAGAGTTTCAGAAACAAATACCAAAAATTGATCCACTAACAGAAGATTATGTAAAGGTTGAGATGATGATCTACTACGCATCTAGGAGACCAGACCTAGACGAATCACTTATACTCGATTGTATGCAAGATTATGTTTACTACAACGACAGACAGGTAAAAGAGAAACATATCTATTGGGGTCTGGATAAAGAAAATCCTAGAACAATCATAAGGGTAAGCACTTATGATCAAGCAGATACACCAACCTACTTGACAAATTAAATGGTATTATTTTATTGTGAATGTTCAGAGTGTAGGAATCATGGAAAACGTAGACATAAACGTCATGGTTCAAAAATTAGGTGTTGGTCAATATAAAATACATTGCCCTAGTTTTGAATGTCGTGACAGAAAAAAGAAAAATTTAAAGACACTATCGGTCAAAGTTGATCACGATGGTTCTGTATATTATTGTCACCATTGTAGTCTTTCTGGTTCTGAAAATTATAAAAATGAAAGAGAGGTTGAACCTATGTCAGTAGTGAAACAATTAGACGAAAAACCCTTAACAAACAATAGCTTACAGTGGCTTTCTGAACGAGGGATCAGTGAGAAAATAGCGAACAAGGTCGGACTAAAAAGTCTTAATAATTATATAAATTCCGTGGGGCAGGAAACAGAGTGTGTAAGTTTTCCCTACACAAATCAAGGTCATGTTTACGCATCAAAGATAAGAGCAATCAAGGATAAAGGGTTTGCCTGTAACGGCTCACCTCAAACATTTTTTAACATAGACAGTATAGATTCAGAAAAGCCTTTGATTGTATGCGAGGGAGAAGTTGACGTACTCAGCTTCTTAGAAGTTGGTTACGATAACGTGGTCAGTGTTCCAAATGGAGCAGTGATGAAAGTTGTTGATGGCAAGATCGATCCAGAGTCAGATAATAAATTTCGTTTTTTGTGGAATGCCAAAGAAGTATTGGAGAGTGTGGAAAAGATAATCATAGCAACTGATGATGATTCGTCTGGTAGAGCAATGTCAGAGGAAATAGCTAGAAGAGTTGGCAGACATAAATGTTTTAGATTTAAATATCCAGAGGGGTGTAAGGATGCTAACGAGGTTCTAACTAAAAAAAGTTCTATAGAACTTTTATCAGCAATAGAGAAGGCAGAACCATTCCCCGTATCGGGGTTGTATGATGCAAATCATTTCTACAAGAAGTTAGAGAAACTTTACACAGATGGTTTTGGCAAGGGAGAGTCAACAGGCTACGACAACGTAGATGATCTATACACTGTTGTTACAGGACAGATATCAGTGGTAACAGGTCACCCAAGTTCTGGTAAGTCTGAGTTTGTCGATCAGCTAATGGTAAACTTAGCAAAGAACAAGGGGTGGAAATTTGCAGTCTGTAGCTTCGAGAACCAACCAGATATACATTTAGCAAAATTAATATCCAAGCATTGTGGAAAGCCGTTCTTTGAGGGTGTTAGTCCTAGAATGACAAAAGCCGACCTATCGCAGGGAAGAGAGTTTCTTCAAGAACACTTTAGTTTTGTCCATCAGGCAGATGGTTCGTTAGCAACACTTAACTCTATAATAGAAAGGTTAAAGGTAGCCGTACTACGTCATGGAGTGAGAGGTTGTGTAATCGATCCGTACAACTACATAGCCAAACCTCAAGACGTTAAGGAGACAGATTGGGTATCAGATATGCTGACACAGTTAAGAGTATTCGCACAAAGCTATGACGTTCACTTATGGTTCGTTGCTCATCCCACAAAGATGATGAGAGATTCGTCTGGTAAGATACCTGTGCCAAAAGGCTATGATATTTCTGGTAGTGCGTCATGGTTTAGCAAAGCTGATGTAGGACTTTCTATACACAGACCCAATCCATCTGAGTCAAATATAACTGAAGTTCATTGTTGGAAGTGTCGATACTCGTGGGTTGGCAAGCAAGGAGATACATCTCTTAACTACAATGCCGTCACCTCAACGTACAGTGAGTTCAAGCCTAAAGGTATATATGATGACTTCTTGGGTAGCGATGAGGACGTTCCCTTTTAAGTTGGACACGAGTTGGACACGTTATGATGATAAGTCCCTTTGCCGAACCACTTGACAAAACAACAAAAAAAGCAATATAACAAAGTAGACCTAAATAGTTTTTTCACTCTGACAATTATGTCAAACTTCAGAGCCTCTTCGGAGGCTCTTTTTTTTTAGGTTAGGAATGCCTGGGACGGCAACCAGGGAACGAAAAAGTTATATAGAACTTTTTTGAATTAGGGAGAGTCCCTAAATATATCCCTTAACTGATTCAATAAGTATCAGACCAATTTTTGGGCAGTGACCACCGATGTTGTTTGGAGTATTCCAATATACAAACTCTCCCTTTTTCAAGCTTGAATCTATATAGTAGCAAACCTTGATAAAAGATAAACGGATTTAAATGCTGATTTAAGTCCGAAAAAAAAGACAAAAAAAAAGCCCCCAGACCAAAAGGTCTGAGGGCTGAGATATGGGGGAGTTTCCTGCTATAAAAAAAATGGGGGAATTTTTATTCCCCCAGAGTTTCCGATAGGCAAAAGGGAGTGAACCCTGTATAGCAGGCAGTAGCCTATCGGTGTTCTATTCTAAACCTCGGAGTTCTTTTCTCCAAGTAGAAATCTGTTCACTCAAACTCTCGGCACACTCATGTCTACCAATGTGAAGAAAATCTATGTCGAACAGTATACTTTTATCTTGGGTGTCAACAACCTTTTGGTTGCTTTTCATCTCGCCCTGTAACCACTGCTCAACTCGGTACAAGATTAATGCATCATAATGCATATCTTGTATTAAAGTAAGTTTTGATTTGTCTGATGTTTCGATATTTTTCCATTTAATTTTATTGTTCATTTTTTCACTCCTATATGATGCTTGATTGCACCCACAGGGACACTATTAGCAAAAAGTTATATAGAACTTTTTTAGTGTCCCAAAGGACATAATCAATTACGTTTTTGATAAACGATGTTTTTACTTTTGTAGGTTTTTGTCTGAGAATGACAATTGGGGCAAAGCATCTCAAGGTTACTCAACTCGTTATTATTATTTACTCCATCCTTATGCTCTAACTCCAAAACCAGAGGCTTGCCATTCCAGACTAATCCTTGTCCACACTCGTTACAGTTATTGACTACAGGGAGCAACTGCTCATCGATGATTCGCTTTTTCATCCTATGCTTAGATTTGTAGGATGAATTGGTCACAAAGATTTGCTCGTTGCTAACCCTGTTTGGATAGTATTTAATTTTTTCCTCAAGGGTAAATACTCGACCCTCGTTCCATTGTTTTTTGGTCATTAGTAATCGCATCCCCATAAGCCAATTAAAAGGCATACGATATCTACAAGGGCAAGACTCGACCAAGTAGAAACATTGTCTAGGTTGTCGTTAGCTAAATTGTTGATAATGCCTATTGTGATAATAATCCAAGCAATGCCAGAGACAATCACGACTTTATTAAAAAAGCCTCTATTCCAGAACTCAAACATTGCCACCACCCATCTCAATTGCGAATGCAAACCAGATAAAGATCATTACCAATATGCCCATGAATAAGAGGATGCAGTTAAAGATATCAATAACGTGCATCTCTTTGATGTAGTTTATTATTTCTTTAATAGTCATCTTACACCCCCAACAAAGTTTTGGTTGCTCTACTAGTATAACGTCTTTCGATAAGAGACCTAGCAGAATGAACGTCTTCGCCTACACCGATTAAATCCTCATCCATAGTTTCTTTTTTGAGAATCCACCAATCTTGATTTATCTTAGGCTCAAAATCGTAATACGACTTTCTCCTATCTTTTGACCAGACAGGATCAAGCAGTGTTACCTTGTAGGATTTTATGCCATCTTTAAGCAACTTCTCTTTGGGTATGTACTCAGCCTTTAGAGTAAACATTAATCGCTTACCAGACTGCACAACTGCGATGCCCTCATTTTCGACTGTCCACTTCCAATTGTAAGGGGCAGAGATTACATGACCACTTCTTTCGAAGACATCACCTTTGTAGCCTTTAGGCTCTCTGATTTTAATGTGAATAGTTCCATGAGCCTTTGGAAAATTCATAGCTAAAGAATTAGAAAAAGACACTTGGTTATCTATCATTCTTTCCTGTAGCCTGTTGGAAAATGTAGCCTCTAGATAATCTTTTCCTTTGACAGGATTATAGATATCCCCTCTGCTCTCTTTCCTTATCTTTCGGATCGCTCTCATAAGTTTAGCGACAGATAGTAAAGGCAATGCATGAGCAATATTACCACCTACAGATTTTGCGAAATTTTGAAAATAAAGAAACTCGTCTGTTCCCTCATCTGCATTGTTTGAAATCTCGTAAAAATATCTTTGTGTACATTGCTTGGCAAGGAGTCGGATTATATCCGAACCCATACCATAAAGACTAGCTAACCTTTTGATATCTTCGTTGTACAATTCCACCATCTTTGTTGATGGCAATACGTTTTTAAATAATGTCATTTTTTCACTCCTTTGTTTTTTTAATGACGTTTAGTAGGGGAGTTTCACTTTAGAGGCTTAACTCCCACACCGAAAAGAGCCTTGCAGTTAGAGGTTTGAACCTTGTTTAAAGAGTAGTAAACCATGATCGCACCGACCAAAATTACTCTGACACCCAAGGGTATCTTGATAGGGATTCAAAAAAGTCATATATAACTTTTCCAATCCCCATCCAGTTACTCTTGCTTTTTCC